TTAATATTTGTTCTTTGGCTTCGGCTTCTATTAATTATTCATTATCAGATATTGCAACTGCTACAGTAAGAACTGTGTTAGTATCTAGAGATTTAAATATTATTTTATTAGTACATACAATTACTTTGTAATTTTCTTTATCAAGAATTGAAATGTATTTTTTATAAATATCAACTTCAGTAAATTCTGTTAAATGGTTTTCAGCTTGATGAGTTATGATAGCATCATATCTCTCGCCGGCTACATGAATACCTTTATCTGAAATTTTGAATTTAAAAAGTTCTTTATTATCTTCTAACTTAAATAGAGATTTCATTTTATCTACATGTACAGTTAAAAGTTCAAAACTAAAAAGTTTATCAGTAGCTCCAAATGCTCTTTTCATTTCATCATCTGTCATTTCCATGAAATTAAGACTTGGATCTGCGCAATATAGATTGATTTTTAAATTTTCATCATATACTGAAAAATCAGTAGCAATATAAGTTTCACCTATTTTTTGATAGGATATATTAGCTGACATATCTTTACCAAAATGTGAAATAGCATCAATAACTTTATTGCCATTGAAAAATGAAATTTTAATAGTAGATGAGATAGTATCTTCTATTTCAAATAGTTCTGAAGTTTTAATAGAAGACATTTTTACAGCATCTTTTTGAGGAAGATATACTGAGGATGAAATCTTCTCAGCAGACATTTTCATAAAAATAAATTTATCAATTGATAAAAGTTTTTTGATGAAATACTGAAATTCAAGGCCATTGATTTTTTTAATTTTAAGTTCCATTATTTTTAAATTTAGTTTAACCTTTTATTAAAAAAATAAATAGAGTTTCATTTTTTTATTAATAAATATGAAAATAATAAAAAAAAGACTTGAATTGCTTCAAGTCTTTTAAAAAATCTTTTAAAAATCTTAAGTTATGACTCCTTTTTTGAATTTTGAACCTCAAGTCTTAATTCTTGAGCTAAAACCTTAATGTCTTGCATGGCTTTTCTAATTCTAGTTCCTGCTGATTTATTCCCTTTTACAAAGAATTTATCAACATCATCTTGCGCTAATTTTACAACTTCTTTGATTTTTTCAAATGTACTACTCATTATTTAAAATTTAAAAATTAATTAAAAAAATATTTATGCGCTGCATACTTCACAATTTGTAGGATCGTCTAAAGAACATGATATATTTTCAGCATTTTTTGTAATAGAACTTGTATCAATACCTAAGCCTGCAATGGCTTCAATAGCTGCTTTAGTTCTAAGATAATACATTCCAGTTTTAAGACCTTTTTTCCATGCATAAAAGTGTGCAGACGTTAATTTTGCAGTATTACAATTCTCTATAAAAAGATTTAAACTTTGGCTTTGACAAATAAAAGCACCTCTATCAGCAGACATATCTATTATGTCTTTTTGTTTCATTTCCCAGACTGTTTTATAAATATCTTGTAAATCTGCTGGAATTTCATCAATTCCTAAAACTGAGCCTCTATTAGCAATAAGTTTTAATCTCATTTCTTCTTTCCAAAGTCCTCTTTCCACTAAATCTTCTACTAAATATTTATTAACTACTGTATATTCACCGGCTAAAGTTCGTCTTTTATAAAGATTAGATGTAAATGCTTCAAATGCTTCATTATTACCTAAAATTTGTGCAGTTGATGCAGTTGGCATTGGTGCTAAAAGTAGAGAGTTTTTTACTCCATATTTAAGAATTTCTTTACGTAATTCATCCCAATCCCATCTGGATGTAGGTGTAATGCCCCACATATCAAATTGAAAAATTCCTTTTGAAATAGGGCTACCTTGATATGATTCATAAGGCCCATCATTTTTTGACAGATCTTTAGAAGCTGTAAGAGAAGCAAAGTAAATTGTTTCAAATATTTCTATATTCATTTGCTTAGCAGCATCGGATGTAAAAGATAATCCTAATATAGCGAAAAGATCAGCAAGTCCTTGTACTCCAATTCCTATTGGTCTATGTTTCATATTAGAATTTCTAGCCTCAGGAGTTGGATAATAATTTACATCAATTACTCTATTTAAATTTTTAGTAATTTGATAAGTTACATTATATAATTTTTGATAATTAAAAACTCTTTTTGTCTTATCTTGTTTTTTATTAGTAGGATAATCTACATATTTAGGTAGAGCAATAGAAGCCAAATTACAAACTGCTGTTTCTTCAGAGCTTGTATATTGGAGTATTTCTGTACATAGGTTACTGCCGTGCAATGTACCTAAATTCTTTTGATTATTTTTTTCATTTGCAGCATCTTTATATAACATATAAGGAGTGCCTGTTTCTATCTGAGATTCTAATACTTTTTGCCATATTTCTCTAGCTTTTACAGTTTTTTTACCAAGGCCTTCAGTTTCATATTGTTCATAAAGAGCTTTAAATTCATTCCCATATTTTTCATGCAAGTTAGGAGCTTCACTTGGACTAAAAAGAGTCCAATTTTCATCATTTTCTACACGCTGCATAAAAAGATCAGGAATCCAAAGAGCAAGAAATAAATCACGTGCTCTCATTTCTTCTTTACCATGATTTTTTCTAAGATCTAAAAAATCCATTATGTCAGAATGCCAAGGTTCTAAATAAACAGCAATAGAACCTTTTCGTTTTCCGCCGCCTTGATCGACAAATCTTGCAGTTTCATTAAATACCTTAAGCATTGGAATTAAACCATTAGAAATTCCATTAGTACCTTTAATGTAAGAACCTTTTGCCCGTATATTATGAATATGAACTCCTATACCTCCTGCGTTTTTAGAAATCATAGCACAGTCAGTTAATGTTTTATAAATTCCTTCTAAAGAATCGCTATGCATCATTAATAAAAAACAAGATGATAATTGAGGTCTTTTTGTACCTGCATTAAATAAAGTTGGAGTTGCATGAGTAAAAAACCCTTGTGAAAGGAGTTCATAAGTTTCAATAGCTTCTTTTAAATTACCATACCAAATTCCACAGGCTACTCTCATTAATAAATGCTGAGGTCTTTCAACCGGAACATTATGCATTTTTAAAAGATAACTTTTTTCCAAAGTTTTAAATCCAAAATAATCATAATTAAAATCTCTATCATAATTAATAGCATCTTCTAATTCATTTTTATTTTTTTCGATAAATTCAAAAACTTCATCACTAATCATTCCTGCGGTTTCAGAAGTCTTTGGATCGATATATTCATATAAATCTTTTATTGTTTCATAGAAAGATTTTTTTGTATTTTTATGCAAAGATGTAATAGCTATTCTAGCAGATAGCATAGAATAATCAGGATGTATTGATGTCATACTTGCAGAAATCTCAGCAGCTAAATTATCAAGTTCAACAGTAGTTACGCTGTCGTGTACACCTTGAATAACTTTTCTGGCAATTTCTAGAGCATCTACATAATCTGTGTTTAAACCATAAGTTTGTTTTCTAATTCTTGTTGTAATTTTATCATATTTTACAAGCTCTCTAGATCCATCTCTTTTTATTACATGCATATAAATATTTATTTTTTATTGTTTTTCTTGGAAACCTGTTACTTATTTTTTTATCTTTAGACCAAATTTGACCCATCGATACCAAATTCTTTCATGTAAGTAATATTGCGTAGGTTTGTATATCAATTCGACAATACTAAAAGTAGCCCCAATCTTTATCGATCTACTTACACACCATATAATAATAAATCCTATCAAAGTACTTATGATTCGATAAGATATAGTTTTTACTATGTGCCTTTTTTTCTCCACTATCACGGTTTCACTTATCACTAAGCCTGGCATTGATTATTAAAAATCTGTATCAAATGAGAATGTTTCATCTTTTGTTTTATTAAGTACACCTGTTTTTTGATATTCTCCTACTCTTTTTTCAAAAAAGTTAGTCTTACCTTCTAGAGCAATATTTTCCATAAAATCAAATGGATTTTTAGAACCATATTCCTTTTCATATCCTAAAGATACTAGAAGTCTATCTGTTACAAACTCTAAATATTGCTTCATTAAATCTGCATTCATTCCAATAAGTCTAATTGGTAAAGCCTCTGTAATAAATTCTTTTTCTATATTAAGAGCAGAACCTAAAATTTCTAATATTCTTTCTCTAGAAAGCTTATTCTTAATATGGTTATTATAAAGAAGACATGCAAAATCAGTATGCATTCCTTCGTCTCTTGATATTAATTCATTAGAGAACGAAAGGCCTGGCATTAATCCTCTCTTTTTTAACCAGAATATAGAACAAAAAGAACCGGAAAAGAAAATACCTTCTACTGCAGCAAAAGCTACAAGTCTTTCTATAAAATCAGGACTATTTATCCAACGAAGAGCCCATTCCGCTTTTTTAGCTACGGCTGGCACATTTTCTAATGCATTAAAGAGATAATCTTTTTCTTTTGAATCATTAATATATGTATCAATTAAAAGAGAATATACTTCAGAATGTATATTTTCAATCATAATCTGAAACCCATAAAAACATCGAGCTTCTGCATATTGTACCTCTGAAAGAAAATTTACTCCTAAATTTTCATTGACTATGCCGTCAGAAGCTGCAAAAAATGCTAATATATGCTTAATGAAAAATCTTTCATCTTCATTAAGTTTTTCTCTCCAATCTATTAAATCCTGAGATAAATCTATTTCTTCAGCGGTCCAAAATGTAGCTTCTGCTGTTTTATACATTTGCCAAATATCATCATGTTTTATTGGAAAAAGTACAAACCTGTTAGGTTCTTCAATTAAAATAGGTTCCATATATATTTGTTGTTTTATAATCCTTTTATTTTTTTAATCTCGTTTTTAATTTTTTCAACTTTAAGTTGATATTCTTTAGATTCTTTTTTATATATTTTACGGTTAGTATATAACTCAGTTAAAATATCTTTTAATACTGAATCTTCTTTTTTGTAAATTGCACCAGTTACTGATACTATATTGTCTGAATTTTTTAAATTGTTAGCTTCTTCAATTGGCATTTTGCCAATAAATGATTCAGGACTTACATTGATCTGTCTCATTATTGAAGGATATAGAGAAGCGAAATCAAAACAAGCTACTGCTTTATGCATACCTACAACAGGTGCTTTTACATAAGCACCTGTATATTGAGTATCTTTAGAATCATCTATTTTATTTTTAGCCATTACTTTCTTTTGAGAAAGAAATTTACGGCATAACATAGATTCAGTTATTGCAATAGGAGAAGAAGCTTTATAAATCCCTATTCTGCACATATTTGCAATGGTGAGTGCAATATCCATTGTTTTTAATTTTTGATGAATTAAATACACTAAACATGTATCAACTGCATTATAGTATACGTATTTAGTGTATTCTTTTTCATAAAGATCTTGTATAGTTCCATTATATTTAATTTTCTTTAAACCTACTACAGCTTCAGCAGTTGAGTCTAAAGTAAAATTCTCTTTAATGTCTATAGTCTTATCCCATTTTCTATAAAGTTCTAAATAATCCATTACTCCTACATGAAGAGGTAAATTATCATTTCCCCATAGCTGTTTAACTGGGCTTGATATTGAAGGATCTAATGATAACTTAAATGCTCTATTTACTAGATACTTCCAGTCAAAATTAATAAAATTCCATCCAGTAACCATTGGAAATTTAGATACAAATGAACTAAAAAACGTATATAGTAGATCATATTCAGAATTTAATTTTTTAAAGATAAAATTAAATTTAACATTATGATTTTTAAAATATTCATCTAAGTCTTTTTGTATTTTTTGCTGTTCACTAATAACCAAGTCATTTGTAGCTAAAACAATTACTTGCATATTAGGAGTTACTATAGCGATAGTAGTTACTGGCGTATTTGCTTTTTCAGCTTCAGGAAATCCATCATTAACCTCTACTTCTATATCAACAAAATAAACTTTTGGAAAATTATAACCGAAAATCTCTTCTATATCATCATGTGGCAATTCATCTATAAACTGTGTAAGAGAATATTTATCTAAAGATTTAGATTTTACTTTTTTTACTGATTTATTATCCCAGTTCGTAAATTCATTTGATTTATTTTTATCTTTATCTGCACATAATTCCCAATTGGCTACATCATCTATCTTGTACTGCTTGTAATCAGTAACACCTTCTTTATTATAAAAAGATATAGTTAGATTAGAACCTTTCTGTTGTATATCAAGTAGCATATTAATATCCTCTATGCTGGCGATCAATATTTTCTTTATTCTTAGCTACGTAATAATTAAAAATCTCTTCTGCATCCATACCTACTGAAATCATTAAATTAAATAAAAAATGTTGAATATCTATTAATTCCATTTTTAAATCTTTTAAATCTCTTTCTGAAAGATCTGATAATGCAATATCTTTAATTTTTGAATGACTTTTTTTCCAAGGCTTCCATACGCCATTTCCTATTCCGTCTTGGACGCCGCCTAAAGCATCAAAAGCCTCCATCAATTCAGACTGTATAGCTAAGTGATTCCATTTCCAAAATTCTAAAATACCTGACATCTTTTTTTGCATTTCATCAAAATTATATCCATATACTTCAGTTTGAATATTTTTTTGAAGATCTACTAAATCTTTAAGAGTATTTTTAGATTTATTATAGCTATCTTCTACTAATAAATGAGAACAATGTTGAAAATCTGACATATTTATTATTTTTTATTCATTTATTATAGAAGCTTTTTTAAGTATTGTTTCATAGAAATAGCTTTTTTATGAAATATTTTATTAATCTCTATAGCTATTTTGAAATTCTTCGTATGTACTTATAAGCTTTTCATTTACAGGTTTGTCATCTATAAAAAAATCATCTTCACGACCATTTAACGTCTTTCCATCATTAGTTAATTTCGTAAAAGGGTTATCTTTAAGTTTACCTAAAGATAAACTACGAGTAATTACGTAATCTCCATCAAGTTTAGATACTTGATAGCCTTTACTAAACCAATATACTTTTTTTCCAGCGTCTACGGCTGCTTTTATTTCTTTTAAATTCATTTTATATGTTTTTTATTAAGTTATGGAGCAGAAACAATAAAAGGAAATACAGTTTCAAACAGAAGAGTGTCTTTGTATAATTTTATTGTCAAAGAGCCTGATTCGTTTAAAGTAGTATTTAATAAAAATAATAGCCCTAATGGCTCATTATTATCTTTTTTATCTAAAATTAATATTTTGCTATTACATTCTTTATTTAATTCATAATTAATATTAAAATCATTTGAATTTCTTTTAAGAATAGATGTTAAATTTATTTTATTACCTAATGAATCTATATGATAAAAGTCAACATAAATATTAAAATTGCGATTATTAGAAACTGAAAACCAATCTTCGTTGCTGCGGTATACAGTAAGTGAATCAATTGACAATGTCATATAATTAATTGGCTTTTTTAAAAGAATATCTTCTCTAGACATCCTTGTATTTACAGATATTTCTTCCTTTGCGCAAGAACTTAAAATCAATAATAATAATAATAATTTTTTCATTTTTAAAATTTTTTTTTATAGTCATTAAAGGTTTTAAATCCTTCTTTTTCTATAGTATATATTATTTTATTTATTATTAAATTAAAATTATTAATATCTTCAACTGTTAAAAAGGTATCAACTTTATATTTTTTATATTTTCTAAAAGAATTAAGAATAATTTGAAAAACTATTTTATTATTTTCTGATCTACCTATAATTTCTTTAGTCTTTTCAATGGGAATCATTTTAATATTTAGTTGATATTCATCAGATTTAGCAAATTCACCTGTTTTAAAATCTATTAGCTGTAAATCTTTTTCTTTTAAACTCATGTATTCATTATAAATAAAACATATTAAATTAATATATCTTAAATCTAAAGGCCCTCTATCTAGAGATTGTTTTAGTTTAAAACTATCTAAAAAATTTAAAATGTCTAAAAGAAGAATAGATATAATATCATTACTCTCCTTTTTATTTTCTTTAGAATATGTCTTACTAGGATTAATAATCTTAATAATTAAATTATTTTCTATAAATTTAAATAAAATTAAATCAATTTTATTAAATTCCGTATTTATAAGATTGCTATTTAGCGTAACCGTATCTACAAAAAAATTAAAATTGTCTATTGATTGATTATTAACAAATTCTAATAGAGAAGTCTGTTGAGTTTTATTTAATCGTCCTGCAAATAAAGGAATATTTTCTTTAACACCTAGAATAGAAGAGTATTTAGAAATAATAAGTGGATCTTCTATTGTTTCTATTGTTTTGTTTGATTTTTTAACTAAAATTCTATTAAGTATAATTCCAATATTTATATTATTGCTATCTAGTAAACAGCTTTCTGGAAAATAATCAAAACAAAAAACCCAATCTAGAGGCAATAACTTTATAATATCAGTTGATAAATTTTCAAAATAAAAAATACCTTTTTCATATAGAGAAGTTAATGTTCTATCAATTAAATCAATAGGCTCTTCTTTTTTTTTAAAAAAATTAAAAGTATTTAAATTTCGCTGTACATATAAATCAGAAGAATTATTTTTTTTAAAAACTATTAAATGAGAATCGAATAGATTTTTTAAAAAATCAATACCTTTTTTATTATACACATCATTTAATTCTAAAAAATTAGACATATTTATAATTATTTAAACCATCCAGTGAATGAAAGTCTTTTACTATGGTTAACATTTACATGAGAAACGAAATGGTTTGTACCAGACGTGATTGATAAATCAAAAAGAACTAATGCATTATATCTAGGGGATATTACTCTGTCTATATTGTTAGAATTATTTTCAAGAAAATGTAAAAGACCTCCCCATTCTGGTTGCCAGTCTTTAGAAATATTATAAACAAACCCAATTTGTCCATTATCGCCATCACTATGTGTTGAAAGAAAATCACCTTCAGTATACCAGGAAGCAAAAAGTTCAGAACTATGATTCACATTTATTCCAGTAAGATCTGAAATAAATTGATGAATTTCAGTAGTTGCTAAACATTTTCTTAATTGACATTCTACACATTCACATCCTTCTACATGATCATCTAAAGTTCTTCTAAAAATATAAGAAAATTGGCTATTTAAAAAAGCTTCTCTTGCAATTTTTTCTTTTTCTTGAATAAATGAAAAATTATCATCAGTATAATAACAATTATCCATTCTATTTTCTCCATTAGATGCAGGTCGAGTACTTACAGACCACCATTCTTTAGGCATTTCATAATTAAAAAAATGATAAATTTTATCAGCATATTCTGATAAAAAAAAATCATCAATTATTACAAATCCATTTTTTAAAAATTCAAATTTTAATTTTCTTTTATTTAGATTTTTATTTAACATAAGTTATCTTTTTACGAAATACCCAAGGTGGCACTGGTAATGAGTCTTTCCATAATCCTAATCTTTTATTCTTTGCTTCTATTTGAGCATTTTTAAGAATATTATTTTTAGAAAAGCCATAATATTGCCAAGCCATTCCATTTTTTACCATTTCAATATTAACATTCACACCTTCTTTAGTAAAAATAAATACTAAAGTTCTACCATACGGATCTTTTCCTTTTTTATCTAACGTTACTTCTCTATTAGATATAAGACTAGATAAAAATTTTTCAGATACATTTCCATACGCCTGTTTTTTTTCAGGCGCATCAATTTCAGACAAACGAACAGTTATTTCCGTATTAGTATCAGAGGATAATAATACAACAGTATCTCCATCTTTTATACGAATAACTTTAAATATTTCAGAACTTTGTAAAACCCAACTTTGGCTTAAAAAAGTAAAAACTAAAACAAATATTATTTTTTTATACATTAGTATTTTTTTATTTTAAATAGAAGATAATAACTTTATAATTTCTTTATCAGTTGATTCTATTTCATCTTTAGGTATTTTTGCATATTTTAATAAGGTGCTTACAAAATCATACGCAGAATCTTCACTATTAAAAGAATAACTATTCATAGATAAAATTTCACCATAGTTAGAAAACATATCATCAAAAACTGATTTTGCATTTTTGATATATTTCATATTTTCTGATGAAGGAGATATAAATACAGTTACACTATTAATTGCTTCATTAATAAGTTCTTCTCCTTTTTTAGTTGCACCTTTACCTGCTATATAATAGTCAGAGATCGTATTAAAAAATTCTTTTTTATCTTTATCATTAAGATCAGCTGGAGAATTAACACCATATTTTTTTAAGAGTGAAGTAAATATCTCACCATACTCTTTTTGGAGATCAGCCTCGTATAAACTTTTACCTTTTTCTGTTTGTAATGCTTGAAACTCTGAAAATTTTTGAATTGATTTCATTTTTTATTTTTTTATTTTATATATTTATTAAAATTTAATGTTTTAATAGTAAAAATCGATTAAATAGACTAAATAATTTAACTTGTAACATATTTTTTAAAAAACATAAACATTTGTTCTACCATTATTTTGATATATTAATTTTAGGAAATTTATCTGAAGTACATTTGATGTCTAGAAAATTTTCCAATTTAGAAACTTTATCAATATCCAAATTAAGTATCAATAGTTTATTTGTTTTTTTCAAAAAGTATTCTGTAGCATTTTCTATATGATTAATATATGATTGTTTTAGTGCTTGAGAATTATATGGATCATGTTTTGGAGAACCATAGGCGTTATTTAAAATTTTTGTAATCCATCCTTGATAAACATACGTAATATTATAAGGGTCTTTTAAATTGTTAAATTTTTGTTTATGGTATCTTATTAAGGATTCGTACCATTGATTTTCATCATTTCGAACTGTTAAAATAAACTTAGCATTTTCGAATTCAGTATCTAATGATTTATAAAAATTAGGTAATGAAAATGGTACATCTTGAAAGAAAGTATTTTCATAATAATCTTCTTTAATCATATCAATAAATGTAGAATGATTTTTAGAAAAATATGAATTTAAATTATATTCAAAAGGTTTTTGAGGTGCTATAGAATATCCATTTTGTTTAAAAAATTCAGTCAAAGATGTTGTACCAGTTTTGTTGTAACCTATACAAAAAAATTTCACGTGAGTGTCTACCAAAGCCATCTAACTATTTTCTATTTTGGACCATTTAGAAATAAAATCTCGGTCTTCTTCCAGATCCATATTAAAATTTTTAATTAATGAGTCATTGATAAACAATTTTAAATTTCTTATTTCATCAAAATTAATTTCAAGAGAAATCCAGTTCCAGCACATCAAGTCCTGATTAAAAGACTTTACTATAGACTCATTAATTACTATCATAATTTTTTGGGTCTCTCCACTTTTATTGTTGGAATAGAAATAAAGAATATTGTTCACTAAATTAAAAGTACATATATCTTTATGATAACTAGAAAGTTTTTCTGATATATTGAGTTCTAAACTATCTTTAAATTGCGTAATAGGAACCCAAAAAATATTTAGATCCTTAAATGAAAGATTGTAAATAATTCTTTCTATACTAGGCAGAATTCCTTTAGAAAAATATTCTTTCTCTAGAGAAATAAGATGCTCTTCATTATACTTAAATCCTTCCAAGTTTAATTTAGGAATTCTAAAAGAAAATAGATGTCCTATTAGATATTTGTCTTTATTTTTTAAAGAATCACTAAAATAAGAAACACAGTCATATTCTTTTAGTATTTCCGAGTTGTAATTCAATGGATCAGCATCAAAGAGAACTGTGTCATATTCGATATGATGCACAATATCATAATTCAAAAATTTTAAATATTGAAGAGATCCATAAACCATACTAACTATCGGTAAAATATGCGAAGACATAGTATTATATGGTTTAAAGATAAATTTTAACTTGGAACCATTCGGTAAATTATGACTATCATGATACCAATATTGAAAAGAAGGATCGAAAATTATTTTATTTTCTCTGTCATAAAAAACAAAATCACATTTTTTGAACACATCAATAGGGACTATACTATGACTACAAACTGCAACTTTATAATTAAAAGACTTTAATTTATTAACTAGATTTCTGAGAATATTTTCTTTTTCTTCTGTAGGCGTGTAAGCAGCAATTAATACGATCTCTTTCATTTTTTATAAATTTCATATTTTGAAAGATCAGGGTAAGAAAGTTCTAAATCTGGAATTTGTTTTTTACTTCCATCTAGATTATAGAATTGCGTCATCATAAGCAAACCTCTAGTAGCTAATTCAGGCATCATATAAAAATTCCATCCAATCATATCAAAATGGTCATCATGATATGAACATTCTCTCCGTCCACTAAATCTAGCCCGTTTGAACCAAAGCATTGCATCGTAGTTATCTGTTAAAATTGCCCCGCCTTTACTTAATTTAAGTGTTTTATAAGGACCTGTAAATGAAAGACATGTATGAGTTCCATATTCATACATATTTGCTGTAAACCTTAACGCAGAATCTATAACATTGCTAGGATCTAACCTATAAGCGCCTTTTATCGTTTTTCCTTCTATTGATTTAAATTTTACTTTTAGTCCTGCATGAATTATTTCACATGGAACAGAAGGATATGTTCTGGAAGGAATAGTGATTGATTCTTCCGTTAACGTGCCTTTAATATTTTTCTCATAATAAAGAGATAAGAAAAGAGCATTACTCATATTATCTAAAGCAATTGCATAAGGCGCGTTAGTGTATTCACAAAGTGCTTTTTCAAAGTCTTCTGTTATTTTATGTACTCCATTTGCCATAACTTTTATTTTTATAGTTGTATGTTAAGATGTAAGAAAGACTGTTTACATCATCCTTTACTTTTTTAGAATTTAAGCGCTATATTTGTTATCATGTAGATTAAAATTTAATATTTTTAATACTAAATGGAAACTTTTGATCTACATAAATTTCTCTCCTTACTTCTGCATGTTTATATAAATAATTTTTATAAGTTTTATTAGCATCTTGATATCTTAAATCATCAACAAAATCTATTATATTGAGAATATTTTTGCTTTCATGTTTTCTTAAACCTCTACCTATCGATTGACGTATAATAACTTCAGATTTAAAACTTTCTGTTAAAAAGATATTATGTATTTTTTGAACTGAAATACCTGTTGAAAAAGTTCCATAACTTGCAATGAGTATTACATTATTACTATTTTCCATTTTTTTCTTGTATATTTCTCTAAAATCTTTATCAGTGCCTCCATCAACATAATATACTTCTTTGTTTGACGTTTGTCTAAGAGCGTTATACAATTTTTCTCCTTGTTCTATTCTATAGAAAAGAACTAAACTATTATGATTAGTTTTTTGAATAATATCAACTATAAATTTTTTTCTTTTTTCCGAAGAAATAATAAAATTTTGTTCTAAATTAAAAAGATTTTTTCTGTCTTCTGGTGTTTTTGATAAAAAATAAAAACTTTCTTTTTGTTCCGATGTAGCATAATCCATTTCAATAATGGTCACTTTACATGGAGAAATATGGCCTTCATCTTGTAAAAATGATGCCGTTACATTTGCTATAAGAGGACCTGTACATGACATCAACGTTAATCTATCAATAGATCCTTTTTTAGGAATAGTGCCTGATAAACCAAAACGATAATCACAATGCCAACACTGATCAAGAATTGTTCTTATTGAAAGGGATTTTGCTTGATGACACTCATCTACCATTACTACATCAAACTCTTCATAATATTCAGCATTTTTCTTTACAAGCGATTGATAAGTACCAACAACTATATTTGAACTATTCTTAATTTTTACACCTGCATATATTTGTTGAATTTTTAGAGGAATCCTGTCCTTGATATTATATTCATTAAAATCTTCAGTAGCTTGAATAACGAGTGAAACGTTAGGTACTATAAAAAGTATTTTTTTCTTTTTTAAGACTTCAATTAAATATGCTATTACCATAAAACTTATAAGAGTTTTTCCAGCTGATGTGGCTAATTCAGCTAAACATCTTTGATATTTTAAAATTTTAAAAGCTGCATCTATTTGATAATCTCTTGGTTGAAATTTAGAATCTTCTGCGAAAAATTCATTAACCCATTCTGTAAACTCTTTTTCTTCAATATTATCATTAAAAAGTCTCTTAACTCCTGATATATTAATATTAAAACCAAATTCCTGTCCTATATCTAGAACTTCTTTCCATAACCCTGATGGTATCTTATTACCTTTTATGTATGAAATATAACCATCCCATAATTTTTTCTTTACGAGAGGATGAAATCTCCAACCTTCAATACGCTTTGTTAATGATAATTTTAACTGCTCATATTCAATATCAGTACATTCATCAATAATTAAAAATTTCTTATCTTCTGATAGTTTTATTTCCATTGCATAAATTTAAATATCATCTTCTGCCAATTTTATTCTATTTCTAATAGCAAATGCTGAGTTATCTAACGTTTTGATACATTCGCGATAAAAATCTAAATGTGATTCTAGTAAAGATACTTGTCTATATGATAATGATAAATCAGCTTTTACAAATTTATCTTTTTCTCCACCATTTAATTTTAAATTACTAGCAACACTATATTCAATATATTTATCTTTATATCTCTGTTCACATGTTGTTTTTTTCTTATAAATAAAACTCTGTATTTCAGTTACATGATCGACTAGCATGTGCCTAAAAGATAACATATCAACTTGAGAATCTGCTAATTTATTCACATCTCTTAAAGTTTTAATAAGATCCAATATTCTAGAAGACCATTTCAAACGATCTGCTATTAATTTATCTTCAAGATCTTGTATTTTGTCTTCAACTGTTTTCATTAGAATAAATTATCACCTTTTTTAATTTTACGATGAACGCGAATAAAATTACGTTTAACTTCTTTTTTAATAGGAACATTAAGTTGAATATCAGTACCTTGATATTCAGCATCTAATTTAAGCATTAAAAATAGCTTAAATTTTTTTTTATATTTTTCATCATCTTCAAAAAATTTATCAATCTCTTCCATTACTTGATTTTCTTCAAACATATATCATATCTTTAGGATTATCGCTAAAATATAAATTTATATTATTCAAAATATCTTTTTTATTTTCTTTATATGCTATTTTAACTAAATCATTAAGGTCTTTAATTTTATGTCTAGTTAGATTATTCTCTGCAATATATTTTTTCCATAAAAACCCTTTTTTTCTAATTTTAATTTTTTCAATAATTTTTTTCTTTCCTTCATAATCATTATCGAAAAAATATCGAACTGAATCTAATTCATCGAAATCATCTACATTTTTTTTAACACCAGTTATACCTATAGAATTTTTCATAAACATTGCATCTATAGGACCTTCATGTATAGTAAAATCTTTAGAAAAATCAAGATGAAGAATACCAAACAACATTGATATTCTATTTAATGAATCTATTTTTTCTGGAGAAAAATCCAGCGGCTTATTCAATTTCGTATATATTCTTTCTATATTATAGCTCAAATATTTTGCAGTACTCTCTCCTAAATTTCTAACTTGATAGCCTATAACTCTGCTACCTGAAATATCAAGATTAAAAATATATAACATATTTCTTCTTGGGTCAAATCCAAATCTTTCTAAATTGCTTGTAAGAAGTCTACTTTTTAAATATGCATAAGCTCTCTTAGTTTTTTCATTAATAGGGTAAATGTTTAAAGAGTGAAAAAGTTCATCTTTATGTATTGATAGATTATCAAGTTGTAAAAAAAGATCAAATTTAATACTATTATTAATTTCATATCTTTTTCTCTCCTTAATAAGTTTCATTAATTCTATTCTTGAATCTCCATGAAAACTTTCATCATAGTCTCTAAGAAAAGAATCAGCGTCTCGATGTAAACCACAGTTAAAACAATGGAAAGAGAGGCTTTCCCAATATAGGTTGCCTCTCTTTTTCTTATTATCTTCTGTTGAATCACCGCAATAAGGACATGCAAAATTTAATCTTTGATGCATCTGTTTTAATTCAGATTTATCAGAGCATGTATGATTTCTTTTTAAGATAGATTCAACTTTATATATGATATCTAACTTTAAATCGTTAGTTAATTGCATCATATATTAAAGATCTAAACCATTTAAAAAATCATCAAGATCATCAGAATCTTCTTTAGCTTTTTCAACGCTTAAAAAATCATTACTTTGAGGTTTTTTAAATTCTTCAACATCATCATGAACAACTTTATCAATTGTTATGTTTTTAATAGCAGTGCCTGGTGAACGATAATTATTAAGTATCTTTTCTACTGAATTTCTAGTAGAGTCATCCCATGATTTATAATCAAATGAAAGAAGATCAGGAGTATCTTTTAAATAGGCCATAATCTTTTTTCTGTCATCATCTCCATTTTGCATATTTTCACCATTAATATTAATAGGTGTTCTTTTGCCTTGAAATTTAGAAGCAGTAAAACTATTATAGCCGGCTGTTTTATTTATTTTTAATTCAAAATTCTTTCCTTCAAAAAGATCAAAAACTTGACAAGGTTCATCATATTGTGGATTTAATTCTTCATCAATTTTTTGTTTAATTTGATACCCATATTTAAAAACTTTAATAGATCCTTCCATTTCAGGATTTTGAAAATCTTTAACAATTTGAATCAAAGAATAATAAACTTCTCTTCTCTTTAATCGCTCGGACATTTTTTTATCAACAGCAGATTCACTATTTCTTAATTTAAAGAATAGATCTTGTACTGGACATTTTTCACCTATCGTAGAAGGTGAGTCGAAGTAATTTCCTTTTCCTTCAGAATCTTCCAGCCAGTAGACAAATTTACGAATAATTGATTTCTGTGGATTTTTTGGATTAGGTATGAATCTAATCAAGGAATTGTAAATACCATCTTTACCTTGATCTGCTGTAGGTTTATACAGATCAGAACCTTTTTCATTTTTTTGAAAGTTGTCAATATCTTCAATACTTAAATTGAAGATGTCAAATTCATTTGCCATGTTATTAAGTTTATTTATTAATTAGTTATTTGCCAGGTTATTATTATAAAGAATCAATTTAATGATCTAAAAATTATATATACATACTTATAAAAGTTTCAAATAAAAGTTATTAAAACTTTTTTTTATTTTTTTTAAAAAATTTTAATTTTTTTGAAACAAAAGTGCGCATGCACTATATAATAAGTACTGGTTTTGTTGTTGGGGTTAAACTAGATCTTAGCTGGAACTAGACCAACTGCAGAGAACTAGACCAGCTGCAGAGAACTAGACCAGCTGCAGAGAACATAAGATTAATACTAGACAGAACTAGACCCGGCTCAAGGCTTTATTTTTATCATATTTTATCTAGTAATTTTACTAACCAATATGCATCAATAAGATCATCAATTGGTTTTGAAATTTCATCAATGTACATATTTTGTTCTCTAACACACCAATTCCAAAATTCAGAATTAATTAATAATGGGTCATTTGCTTTGTTTTCAATAAAAGCAAGAAACATTCCTTTTTTATTTAGATTTCCTTTACCTGCTTTCATTTTAACTTGAGTAGGTGTAAAAATTGAAATTATATGGTTATTAAGCCATAAGTTATTCCGTACAACAGAGTTAAACGAAATAAGGTCTATGAAGGAATTACCTTTTGATCCATAACTATATCCTTCAAGTGCTATTAAAGATTTTTCTGGAATATATGAATTTATCAATTTAGCTAAAGAATAACTATCTTCTATCTTTTGAAGCTGATCTAATGAGTAGTCTTCGCATTTTTTTCTTCTATTATAGTGTATAACATTAACATCAGTCAATAAAGAAATATCATAGTGTGTTTGATAATCCTTAGGATGACTTTTTTTAAAATTTTTATGTTCTATGTTATAGAAAGAAATAAATTGTAATGCTTCATCAGTTTGAATACATAGACCAGGGCTATTAATTGAAAAATCTAATCCTACTTTCATTAATTTTTCAATTGTAGTTTAATTTTATTATCATTTGAATAATACCCATTTAATTTTTTATATAAAATGGTATTTTTATCCTGAATAGGATAATTATTTAGTCTTAATTTTTTATCCAAAATAATAAAATTTTGATAAGATCCATTTATTAAATATTGTAGTTTACCTTTTATAGAAATATTAAATTTTATATCAGTATTTATTTCAAAAGAAGATATTATCCAATTTTTATCAATTAAACTATCAATTTTCCATATAGAAGTATCAGATACTATTTCATCAGATATTTTAAGAATTCTACCTTCTGTTGAATCTTTTTTATTTACGGCATAATACAACTTACTATTTTTTGCTATATAAATTGTATCATTTTGAGAATATGCATTTGCTGTTATTAAAAAGGTGCATAATATGAATATTGATTTTATCATTGTTTTATTTTATATATATTTATTTTTTTGTAATGATGTGGCTGCAACATTCTTTCCTAGTCAGCCTTGTATGTGCCAGAAGATGTATTTTAGTTATATGTAAATTATAAGACGCAATCTACTATAGTGTATGATGATTTTAAATATTCTTGGGTACATGTTACAACTGTATTCCCATAACCTCCAAAAACAACAGTCGCACCTTGTGAGCCTGTTCCTGCACCATACCAAGTAGCTACTGTAACAGGACTTGCAGTTGACCAAGATGTACCATTATATTCTTCAGTACAAGCAATTCTTGCACCCGCAGTATAACCACCTACTGACAATGCTTCATTTTGCAAACCTGACCCACCCATATTACGTCTTGCAGTTATTAAACCTCCTCCTGATGACCAAGATGTACCATTATATTCTTCAGTACATGATGTCATGATATTACCTGCACTCCTACCTCCAATAACTAAACCTGCGTTCTGTGTTCCTGCTCCTGCTACGTAACTTCTATTGTTAATCAAAGCACCACCTGCTGACCAAGACGTGCCATTATACTCCTCACTACAAGTTTCATATCCATAACCAGCCATTGCAAGTCCTTCATTTTGTGTACCTGCACTACCATGTAAATAAAGAGGTCGTATAGTTGCACCACCTACTGACCAAGATGTACCATTATATTCTTCAGTACATAATACACCTACTGCTCCTAAAAAACCTCCGATCAAAAGACCTACATTTTGAGTTCCAGCTCCAGCTGGGTGGTTTCTAGCTGCTATGATATTATTACCTGAAGCCCATGTAGTACCATTATATTCTTCAGTACATGATAAATCAGATACCGTATTGCTACTACCTGCTACTGCAAGCCCTTCGTTTTGTGTTCCCATACCACCTAATCTGCCTCTTCCTGTTATCAACGCGCCACCTGTTGACCAGACACCAGCACCACTCCTACTACAATAAGATGCCATTGGTTTTAAATTTGTTGTATCAAACCATAAACATACCGTATTTACACATATCGTTGCAGGTCTATTTGCAACACCTACTATTTCACTACTCTGTAATTTTGCCATGTTATTTAATGTGCTTTATCGTTTTATTTTTATATTCTTTTACCTAAATGAAAACCTATAGCTGCCCCTACTAGTCTACTTGTAAATATATCGTATAATAAACCTTTTTCCACACCGAGAGCATTTGCTACTATTTTACCAACACTTTGGCCTAATGCAAAACCTGTTAAACCTCCAACTATAGATCCTATCAACCCTTCATCTAATTCTTTTTCCAGCTGTTCAATAGTTTGATCTCCATTTTTATATTTTTTTAAAAACTCATTAACAGCTTCATCTATAATGTTTTGATCTACAGATTCATTTAGTAACGTATAAAAATCTTCAATATTTCTATTTTCTAAAAGTTCAGATTCTTTTAAAAGATCTTCTCTTCCTAATTGTCTATAGACTTCTTTTCTTACTTTTTCCATCTTTTCAGCATAGTCAGGATCATCTTTTCTGTTAAAAACTATTTGTTGAGTTAGACTACCACTTATTTTTTTAACATCTTTCTTACGAGTTTTAATTAACCATGCAGCTAAATCTTTTATACCTAGATCTCTAAAGCGACCATTTGCATCAGGTGCATCAGAATCATGCCAGTCAGGAGAACCTGCTGGCTTTGCTTCATTAATAAAGTTTTTATTTAAAAACTCATTAAAAGTATGCATTTTTTTCATTTTTAATTTTTTAATTATTGAAATTCAAGATCTATTCTTAAATTATTATATACAAATACAACTTCAAAATTTTCAAATGATACAGAATCTGTTGAAAAATTTAAATTTAGTTCAGGCATTGTTTGAAAAAGAATTCTATCAAAATGAATAGTAACTAAAATATTGCCTTCTCCATCTATCATCTGTAATCTAAATCCATCAGGTAGATATATTTTTTTTTCTTTAGAGTAATAATATAAAAAAATTTCATACATCATCCAATAGTTAAAATGTCCATCAAATAATTGCATTCCTATTGTAAGCTCTTTTGCAAATAGTTCAGTAACTGGCAATGATGATGGATATTGTCTTTTAGTACCTGGAAAATCTATCTGTTCAACTGGATCATATGAAAAGCTTGGCAATGATACAGTTTGTATAGAATAATTTATTAATTCAAGTGGATCACTTATAATATTGCCAGGTATTCTATTCATATATTTAGAATATTTTGCAGAAATTTCAGCAGGTATAAATGATTTTGGAAAATTAAATCTAAATTGATTGCTATCTGCACTTTGTAACATATCTTTATTTAATTTGTGTTTTAACTAGACCTCTTGTTTTAATTGCAATTAGTTCATTGCTAGAAATTACACTAGGCACTATGTTACTTTGATTTGAAAATATATCACTTTTATTTTCAGAAACCTGCTGAGATTCTTCATCTATAAATCCACTTGTTTTTAATGATGATGCTCTAGCTAAATTCGTATTTAAAATATTTTCAAGAGATATTTTTTCAGATTCTTTCAAAAGAATTTCTTCTTCTAATTTATTAATTTCAATTTCTAATTCATTTTTTTCAGTTTCAAATTTAGATATGCTTAATGTTTTAGCCTGTATATTTTTTTCAATTTTTTTTGAGGTATTATCATAATTATTCTTGGCATTATATTCAAAAAAGTCCCAAGTACCTGTAAATATTACAGTTTCATCGCTTACTGCATCTGGATAATCTCTAACTAGTGATATTAAAAAATTTCTGTCAGTTATTTTTCTAATTTGTTGAGCATCATAGGATAATATAGTAAAATTAAGTTCTCCCTGTTTTAATGAATCTTGTATTATATTAGATTTAATTCTAACTATATAGTTATTATTATCTTTAAACGTTAAATATGCTTCTTTGTAACTTGACAAATCAGTTAATATCTTTTTATCAGAAGTTTGAGATTCTATAATAAAAAGAAAAAAATTGTCAAAAGGACTTATTAAAATATCTGCCATATAATTATAATTCTATTTCGCCTATTATTTCAGTTATTTTTTTATTTGGATCTATATCCCTTGCGTATATAATATATTTATAATAATAATTATTTGCGCCACCTAAATAATAAGCAGCCGGACTTTTATTTGTTTCATTGTAGTCAAAAGGTGGTTCTTTTATAGGCTCAGTTCCTATCATAGTTTTAAACTGTTCTTTTGCATCAAATTCATCTAATCTTTTATCTATAAGTACTAAAAGAGTTACTTTGCCAGGTGATGGGCGGCCACCTTCACTGTCTTTTATTGAAAACCAAGAGTTATCGATAAAGGTGTTTTTACCTATAGTTGTTTTATCTGCGTAAATATATGCAAATCTTTTTATATTTATTTTTTCTTTAGTGTCTTGTACTTCTAATGTATATGCAACATTATTTATTGCATTTAGCTGTCTGCCTACAGGATCTAAACTAGCAAAAAAACTGCTATACTTATTAGACTTCTTATTTTTTTTATTTTCAATAATTTTTGCTTTTCTCCTTTTATTTTTTTCTATTTCAGAAGATGTTGCTGATACACTATTTGAAGTATTAGATAGAGTATTTATATCGGAATTTACTGAAGGCGTTAACTTATCTGATAAACCTAACTCTGTTTCAGTATTAGATGCAATGTTAGATGCAAGATTGGTCTTAGCTTCAATTGCAGAAATTGTTTTTGAAACTTTACCTATTTGATTTTTTAAATCTTTAATTATATTAAATAATTGAATATTTTTTTCAGTTAAATTTCTTTTTTTATTTTTTAAAACATCTATTTCTTTTTTTAAAAAAATATTTCTTTTTTCTATCGCACTTTCTTTAGTCTTTATTGTTACAAGTCTTTGTGCATACGTTATTCTTTCAGGCTCATTTGATTTTTGCCATACTCCTGAATATAGCGCAGTTTCATTAATAAAGGTAGAACCTGCTGATATAGCAGTAGATATAAAAAAAATTCTAGTTGATAGCTGGAAAATACTAGATGATTGTTCAGCACTTATTTTAAAAACAACCTGGCCTATAACTTTATTAACATTAGACATATTTTGAAGAGCAGGTATTTTTACTTGTCTTTGATCATCTATAAAAATTAAATACGTTTGGCCTGCACCTGATAAATCTGTTTCTAATAAAGTCCCATCTGGCATTTGTTGAGAAAAATCAAACATCACATAACTATCAAAGTCAGGAATAATTAAAGTTCCGTCACCAGGTAAAAAATTAGAAGCATTAGACGTTGTAGCTTGAGCTAAATACGTGTATTTATTTTCTTTTGTAGATTTAAGTATGTTAGTTTGTATAGGCACTATATTTCTGGATTTTGATTTACTGTTATTGTAACTGGCGATATTTTAGCTAATACTACTGATCTATCTCTATAAACAGTATTAACTACTATCTGAGTAGATTGTGAAGTAGAAGTGCCTGATTGATTTTGTTGTACATTTATCGTATTACCTCCTATTATAATTTGATTTTTGCTGTCAACAACTTTATTATATACTTTAACTATTTCAGGAACTTTTCCTAGATATATTTTTTGAAGTTTTTTACCATAAACTCCTACGTCTCTCGATATAAGAGTTGCATTTCTAATAATTTGTTCCTGTGTATCTCTATTTACTAATCTAAGAATATAATCAATGGAAAAACTAACTGCAATTGATGAGTTCATAACAACAGGTCTAAAAATAGTAGGTAAATCATAGTCATCTATTTGGGTAATCATCTGTGAAGATGTTGTAATATAATTAACACCTATTTGTTCTTTAAGATCTATTTGATGTATAGCTATCCAATTTCCATTTGGCTGAGAATTTAAACTAGCCATAAAATTAGAATATATCTGTCCATTATATTCTCCATAGAGTTCAAAAAAGTCACCAGAAGTTGACTGCTGTATTACAGCAGCTAATTCATTAAATGGGTCTATTTGAGGAAGTGCTGCAGTGTTTAAATTTCTAACATTGTAAATAGGAAATCCCTGTTCTTTAGTAGTTTTTTGAATTCCAAAGACTGTAATATCTATAGTACTAGTTTTTATAAATCCTTTCCCATTTGTTATTTTGTAACCAAGAGTATTTGGTGATGTAGGATTTGAATAAAACGAGTTTATTAAATGATATAGTGAAGGAATCTTAATTTCTATATAAGTAGAATAAAGTCTTTCACCAATCATAAAAGGTCTAGGATTTAAAATTGGATTATCAGTTTTTAAATAAACTTTTGACATTAATCCACATTTAATTGAATCACGCCTTGTATAATTGGTTTGAAAAATAAATCCATCATAATTGTCAAAATTAAATCCTGCTGCAAAATGAATTTTTATAGTATCATATATTACAGATATATTAGGAGAAAAAGTTTGTAATACTTGATTGCTTGGCGTAAGATTAGAGTCAACATCATTATAAGAAATACTTCTAGCTGTTGTTAATGATGCAAAATTTTGGTTAGAATCATCTATAGGAACTGCTGACATATTTCTACTATTATACGTAATTTCTTCGTATGCAATAGGATTGAATAAATAACTATTATTAGTATATGAGTCATTTAGTATTTCAATTGGCAATGAATTAGTTGAATATACTAATGGATCAGATGGATCTGTATATATGTATTCAACTAAGGCGCCATTATAAATTGGTATAAATCTTGAACTTGTCATATTTAATTTATAATATGTAAAATAGTCAAAATAGCAATTACACTACCTAACAAAGTTTTCGTAAACTTATTTTTTATTTTTTCTCTTTTTATATTTTTTTCTAACTCTTTTGAATAATCCATTTGTATTTTAAATTTAGTTCTTTCTTCTTCTATGATACTTAAATAATTTTTTTCTTTAGCGGCCATTGTTAAAATTATACTATCTTGTAAGACGTTTTTTTTCTCATTTTCTACTAATTGCGTTTCAGTAAGTTTTAATAACTGAATAGCAGAATCACCTCGTAAAAGATCTTTCATTATTATTTTAATAACCGGAAAAGTAAAACATTTAACGGGTTCTATAGTCTGAGTATCTATTTGTGAAAAAACTGTCAATTTTGACATCATTATAAGTATCAATACTATTAATCTTTTCATAATATATTTCTTTTATTATATTTTTATTAAATTTAATTTGTTCAATTTTCATTTCAACTGAATTAATTTCTTTATTAAAATTTTGAATTTTATCATTTAAAAAAATTTGTTTTTTCTCTATACCTTTTATCATAACACTTAAAGAATCTATCTGTTTTTCAGACTTCGTGTTTTTAATATTAGGTGTTAGTACAAAGAAAAGCCAATATAAGATAAAAAAAATAAAAATACTTCCAAATATAAAAATTAAAAAATTACTATTAGGCTTTAATATATTTTTCCACTGTATCATATAATTTCTTCTTTTAGAGATTCTAACAAATAATCAGCATTGATTTTTTCTGTTCCATATACTAATCTCAGAGTATTAATAAAAGTTTGTTCATCTTGTCTTACGACCATTAAATTTTCTTGTAAAAAAGTCATTTCTTTTTTTAAATCTTCAATTCTTTTATGTATAGAATCTATTTGTCCATAAATTCTATTATACGTAAATACAAAATCCCTAGCTTTCTTTTTTTCTTCTGATGTCATTTTTTTATTATTTAAAGTTTATAAAATTGAGACTCCACCTACAATGTCTTGAGAACTCCAATTAAGGGTAATTGAAATATTTCTGCCTTCATCGCCAAACCCAAAAGAGTTACTAGTCGCGGTTGGTGGAAAATAGGGGATACCTATAGGTGCAAGCCCTTGGACATTCCAAGTTTCTTCTGTTGTAGCATTTATTTGATCTCTTAACTCATTAATTACGTCATACGCAGTATCTCCAGCTTGTACTGTATAACTAACAACTATAACCAGTGGTGATGTCCATGGATTATAAAAATAAAATATATTGCCTACTGATATATTTTCCCCTACTGAAAATGTTTGTATTTTATAGTCAGGATAATTTACAACATTAGCTACTTCCACTATTGTAGGTATAACTCCAAATCGACCTTCCCATATATAGCTTTTACCAGAAACCCAAGGCGATGGAGCATCCCATGATATAGAATTACCCGAACCTGCTGTAGAAATTGCACTTGTTCCTATTGGTCCACTTGTAGTAGCTCCACTTATCTCCCAAGTTAAACCTTGGAAATATGTAGAAGTACCTACTGTATTATTTGTTAATACTGCTCTATAATATGCAGATTCATTAAGATTTCCACTCGTAGATAAACTAGTACCTGGTAAATTTCTAGCTAACGTTGAAACTACATTCCATGTCATTAGATCAGAGGAATTTGATACTATGAGTGTATTTGGAGAAGCCGGTGCTTGTGATTGAGAAATAACGGAATAGCCTATACCTGTGCTAGTACCACTAGTTCCACTTGTCGCACCTGAACATGGATTTCCATTTGTTTCTCCAGTAATTAAATAGTTAGCACTAAAATTTAAAATACCATTAGTAGAACCTTGATAATCTATAAAACTTAATCTTCTCATACTTTTATAGCCAATTCCGCCAAATCCAGAATTTGCATCATTAACATAAAATGCTAATGCAGATCCACTAGTGCTAGCACAATAGAAAGAAGCTTTTACAGAACCTGCTATTGGTATTGTTGCACAGTTACCAGCTATATTATGAGCGCCTGCTGAATAAAAAGGCATACCATATTCAGTATTTATAGAAATTGCAGTACTCGAATGTTCTAAATCTGGCTGGTATGGAAATCCTGTAACAATAAGCCCAGATTGATAAAAATTAGGAGACGGTGGACATGCTAAAGAACTAGGTATTGTAATATTAAAAACAGCATCAATAGTTAACATATTACCAACTCTAGTATATCTTGCTTTTTTAACTGAATATATACTAGTTCCACTAGTTCCAAAAGTTCCACTTATTGATGTTGGATTAAATACAGAAAGAACTGGATTCCATCCACCTTCTTCATAATGATCTAATGAATTAGGGTCTGTTGAATTTACCCCAGTTGAAGGAAATGCCAATGCTTGAGTTAATCTACCGCTAGTAGAGAGACCAAATGCTTCTACTGAATTATTTCTTTTAATAGAAATTAATTGTGAAGAAGGAGTGCTTCCTTTAACGTCTAAAGAAATATTACTAGTACCAGGCGTGTTAATAGCAAAACTGCGACTTACTGTAGTTACTATAGATCTGCCTGAAAGTATTGAAATATCATAATTACTACCAGAATTTCTTATGTAAATAGAAGAATCGTTTAAAATAGGTGTAGTCGTTGGATCACTATTACCTAATACGATAATAGCATCGCCATAAGAACCGGTTACACCTTTTTTAAGTGTAAGAGCAGCACCTGCGTACCCAGTTAATGTTGATTGTTTAGCATGAATTGTAATGTTACCAACACTATTATTTGATCCAAAAATTCCAGTATTGTATCCTGTTACAGGATTATATGTTTCTATTAAAATATTACGACCACCTCCTATATAGGTTTTAGAATCTGGTGAATCTAGAGAAATACCATTAGGATAATTACTAAAAATAGAAGAATTTGTTATTTTTTTCTGTCCTACTATTGAAATTCCATCAGCTACGTCTAACGTAACATAGCTCATGTCATTAACAATATTTGTATTATAACTTGTTGTTCCATCACCTTGAGCTCTAGACAGAATTATATTTTTACCAATTCCTAATTCTTTAGGCGCATGTACAAATAGCGATGCATTATTTGTGTTAATATTAGATGCATATATATCTGAAATATAATCTACTGGAGTTCCTCCTATATTTTGATCTGCAGCTGCACCAAAAGGTGCGCCACCTATTAATAAAGCCTGTTCATTACTATTTCCAGCAGATGACGTTGAATAATCAAAAGAAGGTCTTAAAAATCTAAATGTATATAGTGGTAATGATGAACTTATGTTAACTGAAGATCCATCTAATTGATCCCACACAGTGCCAGTTCCTACTAAACTAATACCAGTAGAAATCCAACTAGTTCCATTATATTCATAAACTAAACCTGATGTATTTAAAAATAAATCCCCTGTATTTAAATTTGAAACTGGGTAACTAGAACCTTGAAACCATTTTGTTCCTCTTATACCTTGCGGGCCGCTTATACCTTGCGGGCCAGTAGGTCCAAATGGGCCTTGCGGGCCAGTAGGTCCAGCTGGACCTCCACCATTCTGTAAGAATTGATCAAAGTTATAATTAACTTTATCGGCAAACTGAGAAATAGTATCAGATGCAATAATTTCATATAGTGTAATAGCCATGTATAATTATTATTTCTTTGTTAGAATAATGCTGACGCCTATTGTTGTCGAATATCCTAATTTTTTTCTATATATTATATCAAAATTCAAATTATTAGTATTTTGATTTTGAATACCAAAATTTTTGTCAATTATTAAACCTTGTTCAGACTTAATACTATTAGTTTTATCCATCCAACTAAAATCATCTGAGCCACCTGCTATTTCTTTTAAATACATATCTATATTTTGAATTTTATATAATGGTATTATATTTATCTGTATGTAAGATTTAATAAATTGTTCAATATCAGTATGAGAATAACTAGTAAATGCTGGATTAACGTAAGTTAAAAATAAATTATATATTTTTTCTATGTAGTATCTTATAAATCTAGACTGTAGATCTAAAGTAATATTTAATGTATTTTCAGAACTATAAAAATAAACAAATTCAGTAGAATCAAATGTATCTATTATAATACTTTGAGGTACTTTTAAATATTTAGAACCAAAAAAACTTTTTTTCTCTAGTGATGATAATGTACCAGGTGATAAAACTTTATTTGTTTTGGTAAAATAAGTTACAAAATAACCTGGGTCCCATGATGAAGAAAAAATATAAAATTTATCATGTTTATCTATTGCAACTTCTCCAATCAAAGGATATACGCTATTAAAAGAAGTATCACTAGAAAGTTCCAATACTGCACCAGGGTTTGTAGGACTTACTTTGTGGAAAAAATAGTTACGAATTTGACCAAAATTAATATACGAAGAATCAAACTGTGTATTTTTATATCTGCATAAATTAAAAGTTTTTTGCTGATATGAAGTTAATTGTAAATTATTATCTATTACATTTTCAATGTATGGATCTTTAAATTTAAATAAATTAGTAAATTTAATATTATAATTTCCAGGTTGTCTATAAATAGGAAGAACACCAGGTGTTTTTGAAACAGCAAATTCATATCCTACCACATCTTGTAAATTAAATAGAGTAGGTTTGTTTGAATCTACTACATATCTTAAATAGGATGCTTTCATATCTAATGAACCTGTTGATAATTCTAATATAAAATTATTATAAGATAATTGTCCATTTTCATTTACTGTTTCGTAGATAACTTCAGGAGCTCCATTATTTATCATATTATAGATATTAGCAAAACTTGCTAAATTCATTCTATTTATTAATTCTTCATAGCCTCCGCCAATTACACTATAATATCCATTTTTAAAATTAATAAGGCTTGCACCATTTATAGGAAGATTTGCATCAACTCCATTTATTTTAAATGATAATGCCTTTAATAATCCATCATTTTCAATTTTAATTATTTTTGATATTTGATATACATTAGGAAAGACATTAAAAGTAATATCATCAAAAAGACCATTATTGCCTTTAATAATTTCTGTAAGAAATTTAGTACCAACACCTTTTATATCATAAGTACCACCAATACTTCCTGTAGATATTAGTGGATTTATCCAACCTGTCATCTTAACTGAAGAATATGAAGCAGGACTATATGAACTAATAGGAGAAGGATAATAATTGGTAATTACTGATTCAATATTAGGATTAAATGTCGTTAATGTTGAATTGCCAATTTTAAAATTACCAGCTGAAATAATGCTTTGTAAATTATATAATAGAGTCCTATCAACAATAGAAGTAGAACCAGGTTGCATTTCTGGATAATTAATTTTTAAAAAAATTAATAATGTTATAGTTTTCCACTTTTTATTATTAATAACTTTAATCTGGAAATTAGGTTTATCGGATCTTGTTGTTGGAATTAAAATAGCTGCAAACTTATAATCATTAAAGTTAGAATTTTTTAATGTTTTTATAGAATTTAAATTATAATTTAAAGAAATTCCAGCCTCTACTCGTTCTTTAGCTATTATTCTGACTCCTCTGAAAAATGATTGTGCATAATTCTGAGAATTTCCACCTTTCATTCTACTATATCTTATCTGTTTATCAAAATATGCAAAAGATGGAGTATTACTTAAAGTTTGTAAATTGTCTACAATAAAGAAATTACTAAAATTATCCGTTGTAACATTTTGAAAAAACCCTAGATTATTATTGATATTATCGTCTGGCGTAAAATTAAAATAACTCCAAGAATTCATTAATCCATCTTCGGAAAAATAAGTAGGAACTTGTGATAAATAATACCATTCATGTGAAAATGATAAAGGGTCTTGTTTGTTTGAAAGAGGCGATGGTGAAAAATTATAAATACCAAAAGCTTCAGAAAAATTAAGACGATATGGTTTATTTCTTACATCATTTCCATTATTATATACCCATTTACATACAAAAGGTGTAATTCTTGAAAAAAGTGCAAGATTTTTATTAAAATTTTCAAAAAGTCTATCATATTCAGAAAGAATAAATGTTTCTTCTTGATTATTATTTGCTGTATTTTCTAATACTGGCTGCAATTTAGTAAAGCCTCCATTTTTATAAAAGTTCATAATATTAGGATATGAACTTTGATTAACAGGCACTAATAGAATTTGATTAGAACTATTTACAAGTTTTACATTTTGATTATAGTGATCATATTCTTCTGCTAATTCACCTTCCTCACTATATTGACTGCTATAAAAATCAAAATCAAAATCTTTTAATGGAAATATAGAAAGTCTTCCATATTTAATTTCATAAAGATCATATATTGATAAACCTCCAGATTTACTAGTTTTTATAGAATTTTCATCAAAGCATGCAGAAATATATGATGTAATTTTTTTAAATTCTTTAGGAGATCCATTAATATCAAAAACAGGTTCATCTAAATAGAGACCATAATCTATACATTCGCTTTTTCCATTGCTTTTAACATCGGTATATTTTCCTAGTATTGTAGAATTTAATGAAATATCTACTCTAGCTCTAGATTCTTGGTAATCAGAACCTCCTGTAAAATAAAATTTATTAGCAATATTACCAGTGCTTGTAGTAAATTTTTTAGGAAATATTGTTAATTCTGATATTTCTCCTATTGTCGAGTCCAATTCAAAGTTTAAATTATTGAATCTAGTTCCTCCAAATCTTGAAAAAAAGATAACTTTATCATCTTGAGCTACTGCATTAAAAAAGCGTTCGCCTTGTTTGTAGTAGTTAAGAGCAGATGCTATTGATAATGCAATATCTTTAGGCTGACCTTGCCCATTAAAAAAATATTGATAACTTTTTCCTAATGAATTAGGTCCAATTTTACTATTTACTAATGTAGCGTTACTTTCTAAAGTAAGAGTAAAGTTATTATTATCATAAAAATTAATAGTATATCCTAAAGGTATTTCTCCTGAAATAGTCCAACTCACTGAAGATTTAGCTTTTCCTTTTAATAGTTCAGTGTCAAAAAAACCAACAGATGGTGTATAGCCTGAAAAATCTGAAATATTAACATCAGTATCCGATAACCTAATTGAATTAGAGTCCCAATCTGAACCTTTTTTAACGGTATGAATAGAACCTTGTTTATCTTTAATAACAAAAATAGATTCTAATTCATCTGCTATAGATGGAGATAATTCACCAGTTTTTGTAATTAAACTATCAGGTTGATAATAAAGAACAAGCCCGTTAGGATTGTTCATTGAATAATAGTTTAATTTTTCTAAAGAGTCAATTGATGGTAATTTTGGTGTTTGAGTTTTTTCATTTGCACTATTCGTGTAAAAACTGTTTCCATCAATTTTAAAAGAGCCTTCTTCTACCATATTTGCATAAAGACCGAAATAGCGGTTAATAGAAAAATCGGAAGAAGTAGTATCAGTAAATAAATATTGTAAATTTAAAATATTAGCAACTATTACACTATTTCTTTCAAATCCATTTGAAATAAAATATTCTTGTTCTATTATAGATTTATCTTTACTATAAAATTCTTTGTAAAGAATTTCACCTTTATCTACAAATCTTCCATCAGCATAAGAAATTCCTCTATATTGAGTCATTTGATCTGATTGAAGATTTAAAAAGAATGGAGATTCAGGAAAAGTTTGTTGATTTTTATAATTTCTGATGTATCTGCCTAGATCTGAAGATCCGGTAAGATCAAATGTCTTAATAGCAGTACATGAATTAAGAACATTCTGAGTAAAATTTATAGATGTAGTAGCTTCAATAATTCCTTCGTCTGCATTATTTTGACCAACCATGTTAAATGCAGCAGGGTTATCTATTCTAAAAATTATAAAATAATTTGGAATATAGTCTTCAATCCAAAGAGGTGCTAAAATTCCAAGATCTTCAGTGTAAGATTCAGAAGTAATTGCTTCAGTTCCAGAAGCATAAAACATTTCATATTGAGAATCGTATGTAGAAAGAACAGAAGAATTATCACTATTCTGTTTAATAGAATATGCAATTTCTTTTGGTGTATTTCTAATAGAATAAAAGGAAGCTATATCTTTATCATAGGTTGATTTAGGATCGATAGCAACTGCTTTATATACAGAATTAGATAATATTTCATTTGCATCAAAAGATTCTAAGTAAAGTTTACCGGAACTATCTACAACTATTTTAATATTTGTAGTAAGTTTTGGATTAGTTCTAATCAATTGAAAAGAAGCATTATCTAATATAGCTTCAGCCATATATGTTTAATTCATTTATTTTATTTATATATTAAAATTTTTAAAAAGAATAACCCATTAGCAATCTAAATACTAATGGGTTCCTAATTTTTATGATATTTTTGCGTTAGAGTTGCCTCCTAAAAATGCATAATTGATACTTTTATGTTGAGACTCTTCTACTTTTTAATTTTCATTGATTTAGAGATTTCTATAAGATCCTTTTTCAGGTTACCGAGCTTGTATCTTCCAGATTCTATCGTATCCCATGTTTTTTTCAAATCAGCTTTGTCCCTTTTGTAATGATCTACGTATTCGTTCCAGTGATAATCTTCTATACCTTCCATTTTTTTTACTGCCTTTTCAAAATAAGTTTCGAAATCTTCAGTTGAACAGAGTCTTTCTATTTCCAAAGCATCTTTTATCGTGTGCCATTTGTAACCTGTCCCGTCATAATAATTAAAGAAATACTCAAAAACTCCTTTATTTTTTCCATCAAGTTCTATACCAGCAGCACCTGCAGCACCATAAACTAGCATTCTGCCACCGATGTATTGGATCAAAGAACTTAGGTTATAACCATCTTTCTTAACTGGAAAGTCTCTGCCTACATCAGAACCTACCGCCACTTTGCTGCTTGCCCATGGCTTCCAATGGTCAGAGGGCTTTGAGCTTTCCCATGCACCATCACTAATCTGACCAGAAATTTCGCATTCAAATAAATTTTTCTGCGAAAGAGTTGCCACTGTGAGTGTACCTACTCCGTTGTAGCCTTCTGCCTCATTAACGAAATCATTAGAAGGATATACGCTTTCATTATTGGCCTCGTTAATAAAATCTTCAAATAATTTAATGTGTTTCATATTGTTGTTTTGTTATTTTTATCATATTTTTGGCTTCCCTAACATTATTTTGTTATGTGGATGTCCGGCTAACATTCTACGATACCAAGAATTGCCAGAAGTCGATAAGCCATCTGGATTTTTACCTAGCCATTCTACAGATTTTCCTAAAACTTTTTCAACGTCCTCTTGAGAATCTACTTGTGGTACATTATACTTATTTATCAAAATTTCTGCAATTTTACCAGAAACTTCTACGTAATAACCTAATTCTTTAAGTTCTTTACCTCTTTGTTCTAAATATTCACGCTTAGCATCTCTAGTTCCATCATGGCCTACCCCTGTATATTTAATTCCAAATTTTGTTTTTTTACCAAAAATGATAATATCAAAATCATTGGAATTATGTATATCTATACCAGCCCAGTAATCCCAGTCAGGATCATTAAAAACATCGTTAGGACTAGTTACTTTACTATGACCTCCAATTTCAGCATACGCCGTATTAATCAAAGTAAATAATTCGTTAGCTAATTCTGGATGTTTATGATGATCAAACTGAACTGGTTTCCCTCTCTTTGGATTAAAGATTTCACCGCTGGTAGATTCAGTTAGCCAACTACTAAAGTTTTTTATAAATTTCACTGTGCTTTTGTTTCATTTGTTTTTTTATTGATCATGTATGTTTAAAACACTATTTTCACTATTTTCATAATCTACATCAAATCCTTTAGAATCAGCTGCATCTATAAATCTATCAAATTCTCTAGTTGGTAAAGTATAAAATACATCACCATTTTCATCAAAATAATCTAGTGCTTTACTAAATTGTTTATGTAATAGGTTATCTAATTTTTCATCATTTATTGAAAATGTGATAAATTTATAAGATTCATTAATGCCTTTTTCAACTACACCATCATTACCATCCATAGTATCATGTACTGAGTTTAATTGGTCTACTGCTAATGTAATTTGTGAATACATCCAGGCTGATAATTCCTCACCATTATGCAATCTTTCTAAAATCATTTTAGCATAATCAGCAATTCTTTCTAAATCGCCCATTGCCATTTTTTTAAGGCCATTAACTATTTCTTCGGATGATTTATAATCATTTTCATTTAAATAATCGTTAGGTGCAGTCTCTCTCAAGAACTGTTCAAATAATTTTATTTTTTTCATTAATTAGTTTTTTTTATATATTAAAGATAAGCAGCTTATTTATTTTAATTCAATCACCCCATCTATAATTTCACCATTAAAAGTAGATAATTTAATATTTGATCCCAATTTTTAAAACCATCAGTACCAAACTGGATCCATTGTCCTTTAAACTCTGCAGCTCCATTATTAGGTCTATCATCAATAAGATAATCACCCATTAGAAGGTCTTTTCTGTGAGAAAGTATAAGTCTTTTATGAGCTAATTGGCCTAAATGTTTTTGTACCCATCTGCGTTTAGAACTCCAAGACTCTACGTTTGACCAAGGTGCAGTACTTAAAAAGAATATATCGTATTTTGTTGATAGTTTTTTGACTGCATCTAAAGATCCATGAATAGGTTCTGGATTTTCAAATAACTCTTTGTCAACTGATGTTAATCTCCCTAGATGTTCAACTGCATCAGGTCCATGTCTTTTAATAGCATGTGCTTCGAGGTCTACCATCACTCCATCTAAATCGATGTATAGTATTTTTTTATTCATGTGTGTGTTTTTATATAGTAAATATATTAAAAAAAATGGAATAAAAAAAATATTTAGTACTTTTTAAAAAAATAGTTTTTAAGAATTAGCTTTAATCCATTGTTTACCTATATAATTTTGCAAAGGTTTTCTAAGCAATTTAGATACAGCTCCTTCCATTTTTTTAATATTTTCAATGCCTGATAGAGAATTGTCAATAATAATTATATTTTCAATACCGAATAGATTTTGAAATTTTCCTATATTATTCTGCACAGAATGCCATATTTCTTTAACTAAAGCATCAGGTAAAGATCTTGATCTATTTGCATTTCTTTCTAGTGCAACGTCTAGAGAAGTGTTTACAAATAACATATATGTATCATACCCTAATTTTTCAATACTTTCCTTTTTATATTTAATTTTTTCATAATCATCACCAGTTCCATCAATTAACATACCTAACCGATTTTTCATGTATAAATCTAATTTAGCTGCTGTTATTTTTTTAGCTTTTCCTCTAGGGGATTCAGGCCCTTGTGAAAGAGCATCAAATTCAGCAGGCGACATCTTTGCTAAACTTTTAGGATTTATACCTTTTTTTTGAAGTTCATATTCAAATGCTTGATCTGAGTTAATAATTTTAAGTCCTGTAGAATATGAAATAGATTGAAAGCTGTGACTAGGTGCTCCAAAAATTTCTTTAACGACTCTAGATTTACCAGAGCCTGGTCCACCTGACATAAAAATAACTTTAAGTATATTTTTGTCATATATACCTTCATTAATTAAATTTTTTTCTAGATCTGACAAAGAAAGTTTCTTTGTAAAATCTTCAAATAATTTGACGTGTTTCATTTTTTATTTAATTATTTCCTCTAGAAGAAGATCTTCCACCACTTGAAGGAATGCTGCTGCTTGAAGATGGTAATGAAGTCCTTGGTTGAACCGTTGTACTTGGTCTTTGACGACTATATTCAACAGATGGCTCACTTGTTCTTGGAGAATATCCTCCAGTAGATGGTATTCTACCCTCTGTTGTTGGATATCGACCTGCTCCACTTCCTTCTACAGAAGGAATTCTTGTGCTTCTTTCCATCGGCATATTTCTTCCTGCGGAAGGATTTGTCCTTGGAGTACTTTCAATGGTTCCAACCTCAGGATTACGTGCGCCTGGAACAGGACCAACAGATCCTCCTCCTCTTCTTGGTCCATAATAGCCATTGGAAGCATCAACAGGCGTTACTGTAGTGTTATTATTATTATTATTGCTTTGACCCCAGTTATTATACCCGTAACCGTTACCCCATGTTGGCATATAGTTATATGAAGGCATATACATAAATGGTGAACCAACCCATCCAAAACTACTCATAGACATACCTGATCCAAAACGAGAAAATGGAGAATTCCAGGATGAATAAAATGGATCGTACATACCAAAACTATTCCAGCGGTTGAAATTATTGAAATTAAATACTTGAAGTGGTCTATGAAAACGACGAATTCTTGAAGTGTAATAAAAATCATAATCGTTGTAACTATATGAACCTAATCGATTTGATGAAGATGTGGTATTTTTTGTTTTTACAACCTCGTCAGGATTGTAATAAACATCATCCATTTGAGCACTCATTGGACTGGTAGCCAACAAAGTGAGCACGGTAATAATCAGGGTGTATTTCATGACAATTATTTTAAACGTGGAATTAATAGAATCATCTTTTATTACTGCTGTCGTAAAATAGTTGTTAATGTTTCGTAAATAAATCATTTATTTTATATTATAGTCTCTATTTGTCCAATTATCTTCAACACCATAAATACCACGATCTCCACTGCCGCCTACACTTGGTGTTATAGTGTTTATTGTATTTTGTAGATCATTAAGTGCGCTTGTTACATTGGCTTTAGGAATTACATCTAAATTTAAATTATCAGGAGAATATTTTGCAGATATTTCAACATCAAAAGAAAATATATCTCCGCCTTTCACATAAATATCAAACCCCATACTTTTAGCATATTTGATATTTATAGTTCTACCTGTAGGGTCTCCACCTATATTACCTAATCCGGTATTTCCTGAGCCATAATAATCTGTCATTCTATATTGAAAACTTATAGGAACTTTAATGGAAGAAGACGTACCTGATGTAATATTTTTTGTTGAAGTTTGAGATTTACCATTTACTATAATACTTTCATGCTTATCAGTTGATATAAATAAATACGCACCGCAACTTCTCTTCCCTAATAAATATTGATCATTAGTATCAAATGACATCTTTACACCTCTTTGATAATTAAAAGGTGCTAAACCTACACCATTATATAAAGTACCACTACCACTAATAATACCAATACTTAAATCTCTTAGTGATGGACTTGCTGTAATATTAAAAGTACTATTACTACCCATTGCACTCATTTTTTCATATAAATAGATAGGCTGCTGTTTATGATATAAATTATCATCTAATAGATTAATAAATCTAGTTTGTCTAAATAGTGGCAATGCTACTTTTCTGCCTAACGTAGTAGATGAAGGCTGTATAGCAGCGCATGTAGAAAATACATTAATAGGTGTTGAATTTGTACGCAAAGCTGATGAACTAGGTACTGTTGATCCTAATCCAGAACCTGTGCCTGTATCATATGTAACATTTTCATAAAAACTTTTAAATGTATCAATGCCTGCTGATATAATAGGATGATCAATATGAACTTCTAAAACATCTCCTATTGCAGCGCCCGAACCGTCATATCCTGTAGAAGTTGTTGGTTTAAATATGCTGCCATCCCAATAAAATCCACCGCCCCATATAAAATGAGAAGTATCTCCACTTGTAGTAGAATTTTGCCTAGTATAAAAATATTCAGCATCATCTAATTTATCTATTCTAATGCCATCTGGATTTTTATAATTATAAAAATTATTTTCACCAGCTACGTCTTTATATCTAGCATAGATAAACTGACCTTTAACTTGACATGATTGATAAGGTGATAGCGAACTAATATTTCCATATTTATTATTAGAAGTAACTTCAGGATTTGTAAGCAATAAAGGAACTAAATCATATCTTTTTACATTATTATAATCAGAATCTGAAGATGAATATGTATTAAAATTATCAAGATATGTATAGATAGAAGATGGTATTGTAGAAGATATTCCATTTACTGGATTTTCTGATTCAATAACTTGTCTATCATTACTTCCCCATATTCTAGAAATAAGTTCAAGAGGTGTTTGTGTAGTATTTTTTATATTAATAAAAAATGTTTTTGTAATAATAGCTCCTTTTTTAACAGTCAACGCATTAACTGCATTTGTATAATATCCAGCAAAAATAGAATTTTTTTGATTTCTAGCAATTGGAGTTTCAACGCCATTTTCATCTAGAAATGTAAGTTGAATTTCAGCTTTAATTCCAGATAACTGTTGCTGTAATTGGATTATAGTATTTTCTAATTGATTTAATTTAGTAAATAAATCTATAGGTTGCTGTGTACTATTTGCTACAAACCCTGAAGCAATAACTGATGCATCATGCGCAAAATATCTATCACCAGAATAAAATGAACTAGCTAAATGGGTATCAATACCTTTAGCATTGATAGCTTCTTGCAATTTGACTGCAGCCAATGATTCTCTATTTTGTTTAATAATATCAGTAAGAGAATTATCAGGATTTAATTCAGCTGGAAAATTTATAATTATTTTATTAGAATAACCAGAGTATGCAGGGTTAGAAGGCCATCCTGCTTCTGAAACAGATTTTATTCTAATTTCAACTTGTTCAGCTTTTTGGATTGGAATATCTAATTGATTTATATTGATTGAATCAGCGTCTTGAGTAATTACAGGATTCCATTCATATCGTTGAGTAGCTGTATTATAACTTCTACTTCTTACTACTGAATGTATTTGATTCCAATTAGAATATGCACCCATTGTATCTACACCATTATCTAAAAAATCAAAAGTTTTTACAGGATTAGCTGCGCCATTACTGGATAAATATCTATAATCTATTTGAAACTGTACTATATTTTGCGCACCGGTTTCAGGTGAAATTTTAGGTTCCGGTATAGAAAAAAACCCTCTAACTCTATATTTAGGATCTGCTCCAGTTAAACCATTATCTCTTATTCTGCCATCTATTTCTTTTACTAAAGAACTATAAAGATCAGATTTAGTCGATCTTTGTTGCACTAATCCAAATAATGTATTTCTGTCAGAATCTCTTTCTACATTATTTTGATAATTTTTATTAGCTATTTCTGACCTTTTCTGAGTAATTGCACTATCTAATTCTTTTAATTCTGAACTTAGACTATTCTTTTGTTTATTAAGATCTTCAATATTTTTTATAATAGTCTGATCTGTAACTTGTTGATTAATCTGTACAACTTTAAAGTTATCAACATTTAATACAGGTGCATTAGGCTGTAATGCTTGTGCGCTTGTAGGTATTTTATCTATAGATAGTGATAAAATATATCTTCCAAAATCGACCACTGCATTTTTATAATATGTAGACAATGGAATAACAGTTCCATCATTTTGTGTATATATAAGATCATTTGTATAAAATGCAGAACCTGGAGACCAATTTACTGCGGGTATTCTTGAATTTGGATCTACTGGCTTGATAAAAACAGCCATATATTCATTATATCCAATATTTAAATTTACTTCAATTAAATCATCTGTTGTAGAATAAATTTTTAAAATGTCTGCTCCAATAGATAAACCTTTATTGCCTTCCACTAATTCAAGAGTTACTGCATTGGTGGAAGTATCTATAGCCTTAATAGTATATTGAGTATCTATTATATCACTATTAACAACAAGACTATCACCAACTTTAAGATTAAGTGAATCTGTAACTGCAAGATCCGCATCACTGTAAGTTAATTTATTTAAAATAAATATTTTTTGGGTTTGTGAATTTTGAACACTATTTACTACTTGAGTAACATTTGAAGATGTAATATCAACTATATCAAAATTTCCATAATATCTATTAATATTAGGCGGTAGCTGAACTATACTTTCATCTTCAATATATGATATCTGATTATTATCTAATAGAGTTAATAATGTTGCGTAATCTAAAGTATTAACACCTTTTAGATTTTGATTAAAATATGTTAATTTTTGTGGAGTATCTAGAGTTAAAAAAATTCTTTTTACTAACGCCTCTTCTGTCTGATTAGGAACTTGCCCTGTTAAATTAAAAGTAACATATAGTAGCGGAGTTAAAAAATTATCAAAGAAATAATTATCTTTAACTTCAAATTTATTTATAGTAGGTATACTAGATAAATCTTTAGCTTCTGACAGAAGGCTAGAAAGAATAATTTTTCTAAAAGTTCCATCACTTAATAACAGACTGCTGTTACCACCTGTATTAAAATTTGTTAAAGTTTTAATATTTTGATCCAATCTATCGATTTCACTCTTTAAATATCCAAAACTTGGAACCTGTAATTTTTTTGTATATCCGGTACCATCTGTAAGGTCTATAGTTACAGTCTGTTGTGAACTTGTAACAGCCTCAGTGATTTTTTCGTATGCTGTTACATTATTATTGTAAAGCCTAAGAAGCTGAGGTAAAATTGTTGATATTGAGTTTTGACTGTTTGACATATTTTTATCGTAGTATATCTATTGCAAATGTGTATGTTTGAGAATCTAAACATATTATTTCAAAAATTGGTCTTACCGAAATAAAATCTGATGAAAATATGTTACCTATTGTTATTCCATAAGAACCGTAACCTTTTTTATTTAAAGAATCGGTAAATATTTGTATATTTCTTCCGGCCATATCTATTAAATTAGGAAATACCATTCTAGCAATTTGGCCTTTTGAGAAAGGTGAACTACTATCATCTATAAATATTTTAAGATCACCACCAGCTGAACCTGTAGTATATATTCTACACATATTATTATATGGTTCTAATAAATAAACAAGACTGGGTGAAGATATTGAAATATCTAAAGGTTCTGATGCCGTTATAAGATTATTATTTAAATCATTAGGAATATCAATAGCATAGCTTTGAACACTATTAGTAATTTTTATTTTATTAGGTACTGATTTATCTAAAGATATACCAGTACCTGGATATAAAACATCTGTATTATATTGTAAATTAACACTAACCTTACCATTTACAATATTGCCTAATTCTTTATTAATTTTATTAATCATATCTAAAATAGCCGTAGAAGATGAGTAATTCATTCTGGCATTTTGTAGATTTGTTTCTAGTTGATTAATTTTTGATGTCATGGATTGAACATCCGGTATAGTTGTCGCCCTGTTTTCAAGAGAATTAACTCTAGTTTCTAATTCAGTGTATTTAAGCTGTTGTGTTTCGAAAAATTTTACAGACTGTTGGAGTTCTGCTACTGCTTCTATAAACTGACCAGTTGAAAAAGTGCTATATTCATTTACTATTGAATTAACGCCTACTGTAAGAGATGATGCGTCTATTCTTATATTAAGTTTAAATCCATAAGAATTACCATTTTCTCCAGTGAGAGAGTTAGGTTTATATTTAGGAGTTCTTTGAATATATCCACCTGCATTAGTTAATGTCACATTATCTAATAAAAGAACTCCATATAAATTAGTAACTCTTTCTAAAGGCGAAGATACATCATAAAGATCATAATATACTAAAACTGCGTTATATTCAAAATTAGAAGCTTGATTTGAACTATTAAATTGCATAATAGTATCTAAATTAGGATCTGCTACTATTGCAGCATAACTATTAGGCTCAAACTCAATACCTATACCATCTAATTTACTTCTTCTATATGCAACACCATCAAATCCTGATGGATTATTATAATCTGCAGGGTATTTTTTAATATCAGTGTTGCCTGCATCTGTAAAAGTTGCAGGTTCTGTAAAATATGCATTTGTTACATTTTGTGGATACGGATCATTCATCCAATTGGCGTCAGGATCAGTCCAATTTATTTGGTCATCTACATCGTAATATGCTCTAATATCTAACCCTTCAGGGTGAACAGTATCAGTACCACGACCTAAAATATATTCATTAGAACCTTGAACAATCATATCAGGTTGATAATTATTGTCAGATGTAGTTTTAAAAAGTACAGTAGGTGTATTTCCTACTTGAGTAGGCACATAAATGTATACTTCAGTATAACTATCGCCTCCTTTTTCTACATTATTAATAACATCTATGTCACCGATAAATTGAACTACTTTTTGGTACTGTACAGAGCCTGTTGATGTTGAATCCTCTTCTACAAATCTAGGATTGACTATTGTAGAACTTGCCTCTGCTGGTGTAGCATTTCTAAATCTGATAGCACCTGTTTCTTTTAACCATTTAAAAAAAACTCTTTCAGATACACCTTGTTTTAGAGTAGCATCATAATTTACATCGTTAAGTATTAGACTTTCTATATTTAATGCATAATTTTGTAAATTTTGAGCTATATCAATATTTCTATCAGAACTTAATCCTCCATTTACAATTTCACCATCTATGGTGTTAAATTGCATATAGTTATTATAATCTCCAAAATCTGAAAATGGAAGAGAATCAAAATTAGGAATATTTAATAAAACATATTTAGAAAATACAAATTTAAGATTTGTATTGTTGATAGTTTTAGAAAGATCCCTAGCAGCTGAAGAAAATGTATAAAAAGTTCCTCCTTGAATTTGTGGCGTTCTTATAAGTGGAGCTATTGCCATTTTTTTATTTTTTTAACTAGATAATGTATAATTAACACCGCCTACTAAATACCATACTGGATTATTAGAAGAGTCAGGAATACACATAAAATGTGCAGTTTGACCAATTCCAGATAATGCAACCTTAGTTGATGTACCAGTAAGAATCAACGTAGTGTTAGAGCCTGCTACTATATTAACAACTCCTGACGTAGTATCATAATAACAAAAAATAATTTCTTGACCTAATTCACCTTCGAATAAACTAATAGTAATAGGTGATCCTCCATCGTTAGATACTCTTTCTATTGTATATGGCGGTATTGCAGATGCAGATCCTATACTTTTTGTTAAACCTGGTGCTGTAGTTATTTCATTAATTAATGTAGAATTAATATTATTTCTATAAAGATTTCCTTGTAGATTAATATTTCCCTGTACCGTAGGATTTGCTGTAATATTAAATATCGATGAAGTTACCTGTAGTTTAGGAGAACTTAACCCTACTGTTAAAGAATTTGTGGTAATATTGGAAAGATTCGTAAATGTGCTGGCTGCTGGATTAAGATATACCAAAATATCATTCACCGCATCTGCTAATACGTTAAAGTTATCATTGATTACTAATCTAGAACCTGCTAAAGAATCAGTTCCAAGAATTTCTGTTACTGAGATTGACATTTGTTTTTAGTTTATTATTAAGAAATTTTTAGTTATTTCATATTTATTACCATTAGTATCATTTAAAAAAAGACTAATTGAATACTGCCCAGGCATATCAAACAAATATGCC